AATGTGTATCTGACTTTGAAAACAAAGAAGGTATATTTAAGATACTAAAATCACTATACACGGAGGCTGTAGAGGTTTAATGTTTGTACTGCTAGACAAAAAGACTGGTGGTGTGTATGCTGTAAGAGATGACAACCATACTGAACGTGTGGTGCAGATATTTCTTGACAGAGATGATGCAGTACGTTATTATCAGATGTTGAAAGCTGATAGCTATCCTAGAAAACTATCTGTCCAAGAGATAGAAGAGGATCAAGTGAAGGAAAACTGCACAATGCATGGATATGCATTCAGTTTCATCAGTCCTGATGACTTTGTTATACCACCACCCCAAGATTGAATGATCATATTTGAGAAGATTCGTTGGAAGAATTTCTTATCTACAGGAAACTCTTTCACAGAGGTGATTATTAATGATAATAAGTCCCACTTAGTAGTGGGTGCTAATGGCGCAGGGAAATCCACGATGTTGGATGCTCTGTGCTTTGGTTTGTTCAACAAACCTTTCCGTAAAATCACAAAGTCACAGCTGGTTAACAGTATAAATGAAAGGGAGACTGTAGTAGAGATAGAATTTAAGGTTGGTGGAGTAAACTACAAACTTATTAGGGGGATCAAACCAAATGTATTTGAGATTTATAGAAACGGTAAACTACTTGATCAGGATGCTGCAACTAAGGACACCCAAAAGTACCTGGAACAGTCCATCATTAAGTTCAACTACAAGTCATTCACACAAGTTGTCATCCTTGGTTCATCCACATTTGTCCCATTCATGCAACTCAACGCTCCTATCAGGAGAGAAGTTATTGAAGATCTACTCGATATCCAGATCTTCTCAAGAATGAATAACATCCTTAAGGATCGCATGAAAGATGCTAGAGATATCCTTAAGGACTGTGATCATAAGTTAGCGATGTCAGAGAGGAGTCTGGCACTACAGCATAAGACCATCGATAACATGGAGAAGATGAGTGGTGCCCATAAAGATAAGATGCAGAAGAGAATAGGTGAGATAGACAGGCAGATACATGACAATCATGATGAGGTTGATGAATTCACTAAGAAGATCTCTCGATTGCAAGACATACAGACAGCGTATGATGACATGAAGGACATGAGGGTAAGGATCAAGGGCAATTTAGAGAAGGCAGAGAAGGATGTTAAGTTTTTATGGGAGAATGACACGTGTCCTACCTGCTCAAGACCACTAGATGAGAAACATATACTAGTTGATGAGGCAGCAGCGAGACAGGAGAAGTTTAGTAAGGGTCATGCTGTCATTACTGATGCACTTAACAGAGGAAATAAGCAGATAACAGAGTTAAAGGGGTATGCAGAGAGGATAAATGCTAATAATCATGAGATTAAGGCACTTCAGAAGGAAATGAATAAGTTGTTAGTGGATGTGAATGCAGAGACACCTAACATTGATGCTGAGAAAGAATTATTAAGGCAGTATGAGGAGAAACATTCGGCCATTTCATACGACTGTGCTGAAGTTAACAAGGATCATGACAATTTGAAGGTGGTTGGTACCTTATTGAAGGATTCTGGTATAAAAAGTAAGATCATTAGCAAATTCGTACCTGTTATTAACAAATCTATCAATAAATACTTACAGTCAATGGACTTCTTCATCAACTTCACCCTTGATGATGAGTTTAATGAAGTTATCAAGAGTAGATTCCGTGATGACTTCTCATATGCATCCTTTTCCGAGGGTGAGAAGCAAAAGATTGACCTAGCACTGCTCTTTACATGGAGAGACGTTGCTAAACTCAAGAATTCTGCTGCAACCAACCTCCTTATCCTTGATGAGGTGTTTGATTCCTCTCTGGATGACCAAGCAACTGATGAATTGATGAAGATTCTGAAGGGATTGGGTGAGAATGTTAATTTATTTGTCATTTCCCACAAAGGGGAGCTACTTGCTGATAAATTTGAGAAAACCCTCCGTTTCGATAAGGTCAATGATTTTTCCAAACTGGCAGCATCATAGTAAGAAGGATGCTAAACGGACGTTGAAACCTCAAGCACTGAGGTCCGCCCGTGAAAGACGCAGACACTTAAAGAAGTGTCTACTTGGACCCCCAAAGCACCCTAGGGGGTCTTATACTGTTCATATACACACGAGATCACATGCAACACCAAGAAGTTAAAGGTACTCTTGCTAAACTACTCGCCACTGAGAATCTAATTGTGGAGCATAGGGTAGTAGAGACAGCATCATTCGATGTTGACCGTAGAGTATTGGTACTTCCGATTTGGAATGTATCTGACAGAGTATATAATATGCTAGTGGGTCATGAGGTTGGTCACGCACTCTTCACACCCAACAAAGACTGGGGATCATTAACAATACCTAAGTCTTACATCAATATTACAGAGGATGCAAGGATAGAGAAACTAATGAAGAGAAAGTTTCCTGGTCTTGCTAAGGATTTCTTCAAAGGATACTCACAACTGAATGATCAGGACTTCTTTGACCTCCAAGACACAGAGATCAGTAAGTTAAATTTAATTGACAGAATTAATCTACACTATAAGGTTGGCTCATATGAATTGATCCCCTTTGATGACGCTGAGATACCCCTTAGAGACGCTACAGGTGCCACAGAAACCTTTGAAGAGGCAATCACCGTTGCTGAGGCAATTTATGAATATGAAAAGGCAAAGAAAGAGGACGAGAAAGTAGCGTCACTCGCTGGTAAAAAGGAAACTGAGGACATTAATATAGATGGTACTCCTGGTGAGAGTTCATCAGAGAATAGACAGGGTGAAGAAGGTGAGGGTGCACAAAGTAAGCAAGAGCAAGAGGAAGGAGAGGGTGAAGACTGGAATAGCATGTCTGATGATGAGTTATTAGAGGCACTTAAGAGTGGTGGTCAGGAAGCAGGTGATCTAGAGTCTAGGACTGACAAAGCACTAGCAGATAACTTAGCAGAGCAAGCAAGTAAGCAGGAGCAAGACCGTCCTAAGTATCTTGAGGTTGATAATGTAGACCTTAAGCACCACGTAATTGATTCTCATACAATTAATAAACTATCTCAGGAGTATTGGACTGGAAAGCAATTCACAGACCCTGAGAATGATTTCTATAGGACACTTGATTTCAGTGGTGTTGATTCTGAGTATCGTAAGTTTAAAAGAGAGTGCTCACGTGAGGTAAACTATCTCTCTAAAGAGTTTGAGATGAAGAAAGCAGCATCTGCATATGCTAGACAGCAAGTTGCAAAGACTGGTGTCCTTGATACTACTAAACTTCACACCTATAAGTTTAATGATGACATCTTTAAGAAGGTAACAGTGCAAAAGGATGGTAAGAATCATGGATTGATCTTCTTACTAGACTGGTCTGGATCAATGGCAGAGTATATCCATGACACATACAAGCAATTGCTTTCACTATGTTTCTTCTGTCGTAAATCAAACATTCCATTTGATGTTTATGCATTCGTGCAGGATGGTCAGTATTTCCCTGAGACACATAATAGAGATGACTGGAAGGGTCGTATCAATACATTCCATGTCCCAGATCATTTCTTCTTACTAAACTACTTAACCAGTAAGTTAAACAGTGCTAAGTTTGATCAGTATGCACGTGACTTGTGGAGAGTTACATACATGTATGAGTCACGTTATGGAATGATGAGGAAGAATTGGGACTGGACTAATCCTAATCCAATTCCTGACGCTATACCTTCTCACTTACAGTTGGGTGGCACTCCTTTGAATGAAGCAGTTGCATGTTTACAAACTATCATTCCAGAATTCCAAGGAAGGAATAAGGTTGAGAAGGTGCATGTATCTATCTTATCTGATGGTGAAGCAGCATACTCTGCTCAATGGGTAGAGACTGAGTGGAATGGTAAGAAACAGATTCATAGATCTTCTATCAGATATAATACATTCATTAGAGATAGAAAGTCTGGTAGGACATACAAACCTGCACACAGTCAGAATGGTAGTGGCACTACTAAGCAGTTACTACAATACCTTAAGGGTAAATTCCCTCAGTGTAACTTCTTAGGATTTAGAATCTGCACACCTCGTGATCTCTATAGGTATCTTGGTCAAGAGATTCCTTATGAGAAGCAGCACGTCTATAAGAATCAGTGGACTAGAAACAAGTCATGCTGTGCATCTATACTAGGATTCCAAGAGATATACTTCATGTCTTCTAAGAATTTGAATGTAGACACTGAGTTTGAACCTAAGTCTGACTCTAAGGCAGACATTAAGAGAGCATTCACCAAGTCTCTTAAGAATAAAGCAAACAATAAGAAGATATTATCTTCATTCATTGCACAGATAGCATGATCCTATTCAAGAAAGACCATTACAAAGTTAATGTTTCTTGGGATGATGTCATAAAGAAGCTAGATAGTGAGTTCACTGAGGGTTCTCACTATCTTCAAGTTTCTGGACCGCCATCAGAGTTTCATCCGAGAGTTGGCGTTGTATGTCATAACAATAATTTTCCTGGCAGTCTTGGTAATTTAGTGAGGTTAGTACAACCTGACCTTGAATCTAAATATGATTACTGTGACGTTGATGTGTACGTTTCATTTTGTAAAGATGCTTGTAGTCACGGTAGACACTGTGATGATAAGGATGTTTTAATTGTACAAGCAATAGGGAGAATGGAGTATGGATTTGATGATGGGAGAATATTTGTGTTGGATCCTGGCGATAGTATATTCATACCAGAAGGGGTATATCACACCCCTACTGTCCACAGTCCAAGAGCCACAGTTAGTTTTGGATTACTATGAATATATTCGCAGTAGATGAGGAGCCAGCACTAGCAGCATTCCAATTACCAGACAAATATGTTGTCAAGATGCCAGTAGAGACTGCACAGATCATTGCATTGGTCTTCTCTAAGTGGCATTGGAATGTAGGACCAGTATTTAAAGCAAATAATGAGGTCTATAACGTGGAGAAGGGTGCGTTTAGAAACCACCCATGCACTAAGTGGGCAGCAGAGAATGATGATAACTTGCAGTGGTTATTCCAGCATGGTATATCATTGTGTAATGAATATGAGTCTAGGTATGGTAAGAAACATGCATGTGAGAGGAGTATAAGACTCGCTGCTCTGTCTCAGATGGCAAATGGATGTCCTGAGAAACATACACCCTTTGTTAGAGCAATGCCTGACCAGTTAAAGTATCGTGATGACATTGATACTGTCACTGCATACAGGATGTACCTCAGCACTAAGCCATGGGTCTTAGATAATTACCGTGTGCCAGAGAACAAACCGTCATGGTTACCTGCACAACCCCTTGATCTAGGGTTATAATAAGTGTATACAAAACAAAAACATCAATGCCTGTAAAAGTTAACGTCACTACTGAAGACATTAGAGACTACCTAGTAGGGGAATTCGGGGTAAACGTTAAGACACCTGAATTGCTTAATGCATGTGACCACTTCGGTCTTGCATACCAAACAGTATCAAAATACATCAACAAATTTAAAGTTAAAAGAGGGGTCTGGGATCTAACAGTGGCCGAAGCGAAGAAGCAACTGGAGAAGACAGTATCCTTAGTAGCAACCGAGGTTAAGTCATTGGTACCAGAAAAAGATAATCACTTCGTTCCTTTCGGTAACTTCAACGATCTTAAGAAAGTCTTAACATCTAAGGTTTTCTATCCGATCTTTATCACTGGTCTATCTGGTAACGGTAAGACCTTTGGTGTAGAGCAAGCCTGTGCTCAGGCAAAGAGGGATCTTATCCGTGTAAACATTACTGTGGAGACTGATGAAGACGATCTTATTGGGGGGTTTCGCCTTGTGGATGGCAACACAGTTTGGCATAATGGACCTGTCATTGAAGCACTCCAGAGAGGAGCTGTCTTGCTACTCGACGAAATTGACTTGGCGAGTAACAAAATACTCTGCCTCCAATCCATACTTGAAGGCAACGGTGTGTTCCTAAAGAAGGTAGGACGTTATGTCAGACCTGCTGAAGGATTTACAGTGGTTGCAACTGCCAACACTAAGGGTAAAGGATCCGAGGACGGACGATTCATAGGTACAAATGTATTAAATGAAGCATTCCTAGAGAGATTTCCAATCACCCTTGAGCAAGAGTATCCTTCTGCTAAGACAGAGATCAGAATGCTTAATAACTATTGTAAGGAATTGGATTGCTGCGATGATAAATACATTGCCAACCTAACTACATGGGCAGAGATTATCAGGAAGACCTTCGCTGACGGTGGCACTGATGAAGTTATCTCTACACGTAGATTAGTGCATATCATTCGTGCTTATGCTATCTTTAGTGATAGGGTAAAGGCAATCAAGGTGTGTCTGAATCGTTTTGATGACGAGACAAAGCAGTCATTCTTAGAATTATATGATAAGATAGACAATGAGGTGGACATCGAGAACCTTGACACGGTACTAGCAAACTGATATGATACCAGTATGAAATACAGAGAAGATGATACGATCAAGGTGGTGCAGGATTATATATCCAGCACCTACCGATCACATTACTCCAATGAGGAGAAGGGGGTCCAAACTTTAGACCTCCTTGAGGCGATAGGATCAGCAGAGCACTTCTGTCAGTCCAACATCATTAAGTATGCATCTCGCTACAAGAAGAAGAGTCAGCATAAGAGTGACGTGCTAAAAATCATTCACTATGCTATACTATTATATTACTTCTCAGGTACCTCATACCCAGATGATAAAGAAGTCCCACCACCCACTCCAGCAGAATTTATAGACTATGACTAATAGCAGTATACCAAAGGGCATCCAGCAAGGATCTGGTCCTGATAAAGATTTTAAGACTAACATCCAACTGAGTAAAGCTACGATTGATATACTTCGTAACTTCAGTAACATTAATAAGTCTGTGCTTATTGAACCTGGTAAGTTTATACAAACCATGTCTGTCAATAAGAATATTATTGCTCAGTCACAGATACTTGAGTTTATTCCTGAGCAGATGGCGATCTATGATCTACCATTATTCTTAGGAGCACTGTCTCTATTCAAGAAGCCATGGTTATTCTTCCCAGATAAGAAGAAGGTAATCATTTATGATGAGGAGACTAAAGGTAAGACTACCTTCTACTATAGTGATCCTGAGATTATTGTAACTGCACCAGAGTTTAATCCTAATCTACCTGATGTGGAGTTGATGTTTGACCTACCACAGACTGACATCGTTCAGTTGATGCAGGCTGCTAAGGTATATGGTGTTGAGGATCTATGTATTAATGGTTACAAGGGTGACTATAGTATCTGTGTAAGGGACAAGAAGAATACTACTTCTAATGTATTCTCACTACCTCTTAAGAAGGTTAACTTCAATCAGGGTGCTGATGATCACAATAGTGAACCTTATAAACTGACTCCAGAGCGTCAGACATTCTGCTTCTGTTTCAAGGTAGAGAATCTTAAGTTGATTGATGCAACTTATCACGTGACAATTAGCAATAAAAACATTGCTAACTTCAATTCACTGTCACATAGTAACCTTAACTACTTTATAGCACTGGAGCCTAAGTAATGTTTTTATGGGTAGAAAAGTATCGACCAAAGACAATCGAAGAATGCATACTACCCGAAGATACTAAGACAGTATTCAAAGGATTCCTAGAGCAAGGGGAGATTCCAAACCTCTTGCTCGCTGGATCTGCGGGAGTAGGTAAAACCACAATTGCTAAGGCATTATGTGACGAGTTGGGAGCAGATAGTTATGTCATTAATGGGTCTGATGAAGGTAGATTCCTGGACACTGTACGCAATCAGGCAAAGACCTTTGCTTCTACTGTTTCTCTTACATCTGAAGCAAGTCATAAGGTTATCATTGTGGATGAAGCAGATAATACAACGCCAGATGTCCAACTATTACTACGTGCGTCGATTGAGGAGTTTCAAAAGAACTGCAGGTTCATATTCACGTGTAACTATAAGAATAAGATCATAGCACCATTGCATAGTAGGTGCTCAGTAGTTGATTTTGGTATTAAAAAGGATAAGCAGAAGATTGCTGGTGCATTCTTCAAGAGAGTGTGTGAGATCCTCACGAAGGAGAGTGTTAAGTATGAAGATAAGGTAGTAGCAGAGGTAGTAACAAAGTATTTTCCAGATTTTCGTAGGACTCTTAATGAATTGCAGAGATACTCTGCTACAGGTGCTATAGATGCTGGTATATTATCTTCTGGTCAGGAGTTTAGTGTAGAGAAAGTAGTGGGTCACCTTCGTAAGAAGGAGTTTACTAACATGAAGAAGTGGGTTGCTCAGAATATGGACAACGAACCACAAGTTGTCATGAGGAAGATATATGATAACCTTTATAACTATTTTGATCCCAAGTCTATCCCTGAAGCAGTGTTGATCATCTCTGAGTATCAATACAAGTCTTCCTTCGTAGTAGATCAGGAGATAAACTTGGTTGCATTTATGACAGAGTTAATGATGAGATGTGATTACAGATGAGACAGGAATATCAGACACAACCTATGTTTCCTATCAGGTGCTTTAGTTTTAAGGCACCTGTTGGTCTGACTAAGGATACTCTAGCGAAAGCAGAGAAGATGGCATATAAAAACTATAATGCTGAGTATGGTGTTGGTACCACGTCTGACATATGTAACAACCCTATCTTTAAGGAGTTGCATGTGTGGTTTCAAAGTTGTATTGATACATTACATGCTGACAATGCCTGGAGTTGTGATAGACTAGTAGTTAATAAGTCTTGGATCAATAGATCCGATGCTGAGAGTGGTCATCATCACGCACCACACCGACATCCAATGTCATTCTTAAGTGCGATATTCTATCTCACACCAGGACCAGTAACAATCTTTGCTGATCCATTAGCACAGAGGGAGTGGGCACAGTTTCATTTAGATGGTGCACCTATAAGTGATTCCACACAGTATATTACACCTATACCAGGTGGACTATTCATATTCCCTAGTTATATGATTCATTCTTCTGATCCTAACTATAGTTATCATAATAGATTCAGTATCGCCTTCAATACATTCCCTCAAGGGTCAGTTAATGTAGGTGGATGGGATCAATCTATGGTTAATGTAAAGGTAGAGGAGGCATGGGATGATCTAGGTCCATTAGATTTAAACAAGTATAAGAAGTAATGCCAGTCTGGGAAGCAAGCAACGAATTGAATCTATTCCCTGTTAAGATCAGGGAGTATCGTAAACCTGAAGATGATATGCACAAGCATCTCATGGAGTTTTTTGAGACGTACCCTCAACAACTATCTAACTTTCCAGAGGGTGTTATTACTAGTAGACCAGATCTACACAATTGTGACAACGAAGATGTCCGTAATTTGATAGGATGGTTTCGTGCATGTCTTGATGAGTATCATAATCAGTATCAACTATACTGTGATAATCTTGAGATCAGTGCCTGTTGGTTCAATAAAGCACCTGCTCAGAGTGGGGTTGGTCACCCACTCCATAGACACCCTATGTCCTATGTGAGTGCTGTATATTATATTACAGAAGGAGCACCCACTGCCTTCGATGATCCCTGCACACCTAGAGTATATGATACACTAGAGTTACATCAGCAGGAGAAGATGGCCGACCCGTGGGGTATCTGTGAGACAGTCTCAGCAGAGCCAGGTAAGTTAATTATCTTTCCATCATGGTTAAGACACTTCTCTGGTAGACATCTAGAAGATTTTGATAGATGGACTATTAGTTTCAATGCATTTCCAAATGGCAAGTGCAACACAGGGCCATTCCAAATGCCACAATTAGAGGTTAAAGTATTATGAAGTATTTGAAGACACCATTGAGATATCCAGGCGGTAAGTCTAGGGTTGCTAAAGATTTTATTCCTAGATTCCCCACTGATATCAGTGAGTATCGTGAGCCATTCTTAGGTGGTGGATCAGTAGCACTTCTATTCAGTCAGATGTTCCCTGACATACCAGTGTGGGTCAACGATAAATATGTTTACCTCTATAACTTCTGGGTACATCTCCAGAAGGATGGGAAGAAATTATCAGATGATCTAGTCAGTATTAAAACAGATCATTCGACAGAGGATAAGGCCAAAGAGTTATTCAAAGATGCCAAAGACAAAATACACAAAGAGGATCCTTATACTCAAGCTGTTCTTTTTTGGGTTCTTAATAAGTGTAGTTATAGCGGACTTACCGAGAATAGTTCCTTCTCTGCAACAGCATCTAGACAGAATTTTACAATTAAAGGTGCCAGAAACCTCCTTAATATTTCCGATATAATACAACCGTGGAAGATAACTAACCTAGATTATAGTGAGGTCATGCAAGCAGATGGTGACAAGGTGTTTCTTTTCTTAGATCCACCATATAAGATAGGTACATACCTATACGGTAGTAACGCTGAGTTGCATAAGAATTTTAAGCATGAAGATTTCCACGAGAGTTGCAATCTATGTAAGCATGATTGGTTTGTCACTTATAATAATGATGATGACCTGAAAGAAATGTATAAGGACTACCATCAGGAAGAGTTTAAGATTACATATGGCATGAAGCATAGGCCAGACAACAAACTAAAGAAAGAATTGTTAGTAGTTAACTACGACATGAACGCAACACCATTGGAGGCATTGTATGCATGAGTATCCGCTAAAGGATTACCTCAACAGTATCAATCTAAAGCAGGGTGATCTCTCAAAGGATGAGAGAGCAATGAAAAAATACCCTGCTTTTGTTGTGAACAAGTGTCTATCCTCCTTCATTGACACTGTGATGCACTCTAATGAGATGAATGCATCTTCACATTTAGATAATGATCTTCAGTATGAATATTATATACATAGTGTTAGGAAATCGAAGAGATTTTCTCCTTGGGATAAGAAGTCTAAAGACTGTGACCTTGACTTAGTGAAAAGATACTATGGTTATAACACTGAGAAAGCTCGACAAGCAATGAGAATTTTGACTAGGGAGCAACTTGAAGTTATTAAATCTAAATTAGATACTGGAGGAAGACAATGAGTGATGAGATCTCGTGGTCTCAAGACATGATGTTAGAAGTTACCCTAAAGGAACCCGATGACTTTCTCAAAGTGAGAGAGACATTGACTCGTATAGGTGTAGCGTCTAGAAAAGAGCGTAAACTCTATCAGTCTTGTCACATTCTACATAAACGTGGTAAGTATTACATAGTTCATTTCAAAGAACTATTTGCATTGGATGGTAAACCTACCAACATAACCCCTAATGATGTGCAACGTCGCAATCGTATCGCTAAACTATTATCTGACTGGGGCCTAATAGATATTAGTAGTGAGCCAGAAGACTTAGCACCTCTTAACCAAATAAAAGTATTGTCCTTTAAGGACAAAGGTGAGTGGACTTTAGAATCCAAATATAACATTGGTAAAAAGAAAACACCACAGGAGGTGAGTTAGTATGGCTGAAGAAGAGAAGAAAAAAGAAGAGGACTTGACAAAGAAGGGAGTCTTTGGTAAAATAAAGGACAAGATACTTCCAGATGAGGAAGAGCAAGCAGCACTACTGTCTAGTATGGTGAGGCTTGGCGTTCTTGTGTGGTCGGGTGGAATATTGACTCTTAATTATGTTGCTATTCCAGGCATACCACAACAAAAAATAGATCCTACATTTATAGCTTCAGTTTTTACTGGAGTTTTAGCTAGCTTCGGGATTCAGACCGCTTCTAAGAAGGGGGATGGTACCATGAAGATGAATGGTAACGGCAACGGTGGTGGAGGTAACGGTGGCGGTAACGCTGGTGGACCTGTCCAGACTCTAAGGATTGAGCAAGCTCCCTTAAAGATTATTGCTGTGGATCCTAGTAAGAAAGATGAAAAACCTTATACCCTTTAAAGAAAATGTGTCAAAAAGTAATTAATGTCGTTGCTATTGCGTCTGGCGTTATATCTCTTGCCGTTGTTGGCGTTGGTGGTTACGTTTATGTTAACCAAGACTCCATCATAGAGTCAGTTAAAGAGAAAGCATTAGGATCACTTGGTGGTGGTCTTGGCGGTGCCCTTAGTGGCGGTCTAGCACTACCTGATCCAGCACCTAGTGCACCAGCACAATCACTACCTGCTTCACCGTTTTAATTAACGCAATTTTGTTATGTTTCAGAAACTTAAGTCACCAATGGAGACAGAATTCACTGGTGACTATTCTGCGTTCAAAGAATTAGTATTAGGACCAGACTTCGGTTGGTCATATAACGATCAGGCAACCCCAGGGTATACTGAGCACGTTAAGAGGACAGTAGCAGAGAATAAAAGGAAGTTAGATGAAGGAAATAGGACAGAAGCACTGAGTGCTGCTGATGAATTAATCAAAGAGAATACTCAACGTGCTGACTATCATATCAATGTCCAGAAGAATGGAGACTTAGCATTCTATTCTCATGGGTTTCTACAGGGACCAAGTCCCATGCATAAGATGTATTCCAATGCTAATTCGGAGTACTTACCGCACGTTACTCAAGTTGTAGGACAGATCTTCGAGATAAATAATATTAGTCCCCAGTGTGTCTACCGTATCAATGCCAATGCAGTTCATCCTGTTGAAGGTAATGTATTAACGGTACCTCATTATGATCATGAGTTTCCTCATAAAAATCTATTGATATATCTTACCGATGTAGGTGGAGATACAATATGTTTCGATGAGCATGGGAAGAAACACACATACACCCCTGAAGAGGATGATGTCGTAGTCTTTGATGGATTACATTGTATGATACCACCTAAGAAGGGACGACGTGTCGTTATAATAACAACCTACCTAGACTAATGGACGTACAAAAAATAACCACAAGTGTAACCGCAGCAGCAGTAATAGGTACTGGTGCTACTATGGGTGGTGGTACTATAATTGATAACGTTAAGGGTGGTCCTGAGAGGAGAGCCACTGCTGAGGAGGTTAGACTACGTGAGATCATTAGAGAAGAATTATATCTACAGTTAGTCAACGCATGGCCGACTACTAGTGGCCCAGTTAAGGGGACACCAGCACCTAAAAACTATAAGACCCAAATACCTAAGAAGTAATATGTCAGATCTACTCTTCCATGTATACGACAAGCATAACGATGTTGTTGTGCATAGTCTGAGGGTGGATGAGTTGGAAAAGATGTTAAGAGAAGAGATTATAAGCACACAAAAGCATGATATTGTACCTGTCTGGGAACCACCATATGATGAAGCTTCTTATTGACTAAATAGATTCAGTTTGTACAAAGATAATGACAAGTATTATTGACCCAAAAGAATTTACAGACGTGGTGACCGAATTGAGGTCATTTTTTTTGTCTAAAAATTTTTATGAGGTGCACACCCAGAATAGATTAAGTATCCTTGCTGCCTGTGAAGATCCAGAAACAGTAGCAGTATATAATTACGGTGGTAATGTGTGGCCCCTACCTCAGACAGGTCAGATGTGGTTAGAATATGAATTGTTAAACAACCCCAAAGCAGAGGGGTTTTTCTGTGTCTCCACGTCGTATAGGGCAGAGCCTAACCCAGTACCAGGTAGACATGAAACCATCTTCCCCATGTTTGAGTTTGAAATGAAGGGTGGTGTGAAGGAACTGGAAGATATGGAGAAAGAATTGTGTGAATGGTTAGGTATCCCATTGAGTCTATCTAACATTAAGACCTATGCTGAGTGGGGTGACAAGTATAAGGTGAAGGAACTTGATCATGGTCATGAGTCTGCTATCAAAAGAGGTATGATTACTGACTTCCCTGAATGGACATCACCATTCTGGAACATGGCAAGGAATGATGATGGTACCAGTAGGAAGATAGATGTCATCCTAGGTGGTATGGAGACCATAGGTAGTGCCGAACGTAGCACCAATGTAGATGAGATGAGAACCACCTTCCATACTATCTCTGATGGTGGGTATGCTCAGTTACTCTATAGAAAATTTGGCAAAGAAAGAGTCGAAGCAGAACTAGATGAGTTCTTAGACTTCGACTTCTTCCCTCGCAGTGGGGGTGGAATAGGTATCACTCGTCTGATATCAGCCCTGAAATAGGGCTTCAATGTGAGGTGACGAAACTGGTAAACGTGGCAAGCTGTTTCCTTGCTGATTCCTTTGCGGGGGTCTTGGTGGTTCGACTCCACCCCTCACAGTTAAATAACTATATAGTGCATGACGATACCTCATATTGCACTACCAGAATCAAGTGTACCTATAATCCATGTTAATGGGACAGGTATACCTTTGATACGTACTAATTATATGAGGCAACCTAATATACGACCATTAGGTAATGTATATGTGGCTGATTTACGTGGTTGGATGGTAGCACCACCAACAACTAATGGAATAGATCCACCAGTAGTAATATATGCAGGTACACCTATCGTTGATATGCCTGGTTGTGTTGCCATACACAAAGAGAATTTAAAGAATA